TGCTGTGTCTTCAATTTCTTTTTGCTTGGCTTCCCAGGAAGCTTGCGGATCCTCTGCTGATGTTTTCTTTACAGTAGGTTTAGCTGGATCATAGTCTTGTACTTTTTTGCCAAGATTACTAAGTTTATCCAAACCAGTGGCAACCCCAGAGACAGCTTTTCCGGCTTTTTTAAAAAATTCAATTTCAGATACTTTTTCAAGTTCTGCTAATAGATTTTCTTGTATTAGTTGTGCTTTACTTTTCATTTGTACGCCTCACTGATCTGGAAAACTTGCCAGGATCTCGTGTTCGGATGGCATTTAACAATTTGCGTTGTAAATTTTCAGCTTGCTCAGCAGTGTATAATTCTTCAATTTGTTCCATCAGACGCACTGCGCTAGCAATAACATTACTAGCACGACTCTCGACGACATATTCACGTTCTTCGAGTTTTTTATAACGCTCATTGTAAATGCCATCTAGCTCATCAAAGATGCTGCGAGTCTTTTTTTGCATGACTTTGTTTGTCCTTTTTAGTATTTATGTATATTTAAAAAGTTGTTGGTTTTCTGTTTCCCAAAGTGCTTCGCTAAACCTTTTCAGTGTCCACATATTTCTTTCATACAGGTAACTGTTTTTTTCTTTCCAGATTTTCCATTGAGTATTATTTGTATCGAATAATTTGTGATTGTCCTCAATTAAATCAATTAATTCTATACTTTTACACCCTGGTCGAGCCTTGGTTATTCTTGGTATAGCATATGTTTTTGCTAATTCTCTTATTTTATCTATAGATTCTGGAGTGTTATCTTCCGTCCAATTTGGATGTAGAAACTTATAACATCTTAAAAATATTATATATCGACTGTAGATGTTCTCTGTTGTGATGATTAATTTTTTATCAAAAAGATCAAGTGAAACATCTTCAAGGTGTGTCTGATACCAAACACCCGGTTTGCTTGTGCGGTAGCCTTCGTGAAAAATTTTAACATTTTTAAGGTCTTGGTGCTCGTAACTATCTACACTGCCGTCTAGCCTAGGGTTCCATTTAATCTGCTGATTGTTTAAAATAGTAGTAACAATCCCGCCGCATGCAAAATCAGTGGCTATTAAAATATTTGGTAATTTCATGGAAGGTTGTATCCCATTGCAGATTCCGCCATTTATCTAATGTGTTTGCCCAGTTAATTGCTGATTTGTGTTCAGTGTACGGATACTGATTTAACATGATGGATATTTCATGCTCGCTTCCGTACCTTTCTTTTATCTTTTTTCGCAGTGCAGTTGGTGTTTTTTCAATTCCTATAGTACCGTGACACGGATGTATATTAAAATCGCTAGGATCACCAAATCTATTTGTCAGCATTGCGTCCTTATACCACTCTTTAATTTTATCATAGTAAAAGACGTTGAAAGGATTTAATGTATGCTCTATACCAAACATAACATTTCCTGGACATTCCTCTATAGCTTTATTGACCAACTTTTCAACAGTGGAAAATTTTGCTGGCCAACGCAAATATTCAAACTGTTTGCCTACTCCGTCGATGCTACCTATCCACTTAACCAGTTTAAAACGTTGCCACTGTGCTAGTGTTTTATCCGACGGATACAATGTGTAATTGCTGGTATATTGTATTGTAATATCTTGTGGGTTATTGACAAGTTCTAGTATTCTTAAATGAGTATTATTCATTAATGGTTCACCACCACCGAACTTGATATACCTAAGATTTGTAGTATCCAGTGTTTCGAACCAACTTACTAGTTTGTCGTCAGTGTTTGTACCTTTTCGATCCAACACTTTAGTGTTCTCTACCCCATTGCGAATATTTTCGTCTTGCCAGAAACTGCTGCTATTGCTATCGCAGCTAGCACAAGCAAGATTGCATTGCTTGGTAACTGCAATAGTGAGCATCTGCAATCCATCACTGTCTGTCATTAGATCAAAACCGGCTTGCCTGTAGCTGATTTGTTTTTGTTGTTCTTGGTGTATACAAAGACTGCAAGTTTTTGTTAAATCACCCGAGTTCCACTTTTCTCTCAATTGAGGCAAAGTTGAAAGATCGTGTACACTTTCATTGTGCGAAAAATAACAACACGGACTGACTGTAAAGTCTCCGCCAAGGTTGTTGATTGCAAGTGCATTGCTCAGGTGTCTACAAAATTGGGTCATCCGTTTTGTTTAATTCCTGCCAGCATTTGTTTGAGCTTGCTGCTCTGTACATCAGCTACTACCTTAGGAGCATCTTGCGGCATGCTGTCAGTTACGTCTTTTTGTACCATTTGACTTTTTGCTTTAATGCCTGCTAGTATAGTGCTGCCTTGTGTTCCTGCACCTGATGCTGCTTCATCATCATCAAGTCCAGTGATCCTCAAGCTTTCCATGTCGAACTCCAGGTCAATCTTTTGTCCCACACCACTACTGCTTCTAGTTTTCATTGCTTGTATTTGATAGCGCCCACGTTCTTTCATTGCTCTACTTGTAAAGATACCAAACACGTTGTCTGCTGTGTTGATCTTACTAATACCGCCCGAGATATGCGAATGATCAAATTCAATTTCCTCGACAGCACTTCTGTTCAACTGACTTGCTGTAACAAATAATATGTTTAATTCACGTGCCAAGTTGCGCAGTTCTTCACTTACATACTTGTCTTTCACAAACAAATCATTTGGACTAACTTTTGCACTCACTGGCATAAGCAAGTCCAAGTAGTCAACTAGCATAAAATCAATGTCTTTGCCTTGTTTAATACTAAGTTCTTTTACAAATGCACGAATATCGTTAACAGTACTTTGTGCTGGCATGTATTTAATCTGCAGATTACCTGCTTTTTTGCCTGCCATTTTGACTTTCATTTCAACAGTGTCAATATCTTTAAACAACTGTTTGCTAGGTGTTCCAGTTAACATACTATCAAGTCGCATGGCTGTCAAGCCCTCACTGAGCTCCAATGTAATATAAGTCCCATTAAGCCCAGCTTCCATCCAATTAACTGCCAAGTTTTGCATAAACAAACTCTTGCCCGAACCTGATCCACCTGCAAAAATTTGTAGTTCGCCTCTATTAAAGCCACCATACAACAGTCTATCCAAGTTTTTCCAGCCTGTACTGTTCTGCCCATTGTTGTCTTTAAGTGCCGATAGTCTGGCTTTGGGATCTTCAAAGTAATTTGTTCCCAAGTCTTTTGTTAAACTTATTTGCACAGCATCTTTGATTAGTTTTTCAACAGGCGAGTACTCTCCTTTTTCCAATAAATCTGCACTTTGTAAAATTGCACGTTCAAGTTCCTGTCTGCGAGTAAAGCTTTCAAACTCGCCTAAGAACCAATCAGTGTGCCCACTGTTGAGATCGGGTATCTCCTGTAAATCAACTCCAGTAACTGCCTTTACTTGCATACGGTCCGGAAGTGTTTTATGCTCATTTGCATGGTCATAGATAAACTCAGCAGCTTCACGCAGATCTTTATCAAAATTTTCTTTGTTGAAAATGTTTTGCACACGCAAGTAACTCTGTGCATCTTGCATTGCCATTTCTAAGAATAATTTTTGTACTTCATATGTATATTCAGTCATACTTTTAATTTATTCCTTATTTGGTCAGCTACGTGTTTATGTGTTAGCGGCCCTGGATGTGATCCGTCCTCGGCTACGTCAAGTTTGTTTTTGTACATGCTATCCCAAGGATCGATCCACAAATCCCAATCTACCAATTCCATGTTGTTTTGCATTTGTTCAACAAATCTATCATGGTCACTGCTAGCATCCTGCACTAGTTTATTCATCCAGTCTATGCTGTCGCTCCAGCTAATCAATCCGTTAACAAACAACAGTTTTACATTGTGACTGCTTGCTTGATCTTGTAATATACGGCAAAAGTCTATTAGTTGCATTATATTACCATAATCGTGATTGAGCAACTGATATTGGACAATAAACTTGTCATTAGTTGATATTGCATCTTGAGTCGATCCAAAATAGATACCTCGGTCTGGTGCTGGGTAAACCCAATGCCGATGGACAGAACTCCATTGTACAATATATATATCAGCTAAGTTGTCAACAATTGCTTTGCTTGTGTGTAAAAATATTTTCAAGTTACTTGCGCCACCGCTAGCATCATTGATATGATCAGTTGCAATCAAGTTAGGATATATTCTAGCATCGGCTTTTTCGTTTGTAAAGCCAGCACCTTGGGTGATACTACATCCATTGAAATAGAACTTCATACTATCCATCCTAGTTTTTGCATTGTAGGTTTTGCTGTAATATTAAAATAATGCTTGTTGCCGATGGCACCATGATGCCCAAACCAGCCATATGTATCATAATCTACTGGTTTATTTATATGTAAGTTTACACTGTAGTATGTGTTTTTGCAAGTCTGAAATTGCGGTTTTTTTGTCTTTTTGATCAGAGTTTTTATTGTGGGCCAGGATGACTTTTCCATAAAAGGAGTAGACATAACACAAAACATAACTTTATCTAATAGAACATCTAATAACAATAATTCTCTTAACGCAGTAGCTTCGCCCCAACTGTTGTCCCATCTATCAATATTTTCTTTTTCAGTCTCGTGCGTTGGTATTTGCGTCAAGCCTTTGTGACACAACTCAGGCTGTGTGTACTGTTGTTGCATGTCATGATTGTAAACTGTATAATGCTGTAATTTAGCAGCTTCTCCTGCAAAGTATGTAATTCGTCCCATTGGGGGAACTGCAACAATAACAAAATCATCACGATCAATATCGGTATGTAGAATTGTATGAGCAATACTTTCGATGTTATTTCCGGGCCAACTATGGTTGTGTATTTCATCAACTGGCAACAACCCTGCACAAAGGCCCCACCAACTGTCTTGTTGGGCAACACAATAGTTGGGTGTAGTGTAGCTGTCACCAAACACATAAAGCTTACTCATTTAGTTTCCTTTGCAGTCTTTTCTTAAACATTTCAATTTTAATCTTGCTTGATTCAGCATGTTTGTGTATTTGCAATAGTGTATTTACTACTCCGTATTTCACGACTGCATCATTTACGTCTTTAACATCATCCGGCCAGTCTGGTATGCTTACTTCAAATTTGTATTCAACGGCTGCATCTATAATACTTAACCC